CTTCCCGAAAGAGCGTGTGACTTCGGCCAGCAGACGGTTGGAGTATTTGAAGCTGATGCCGTTGGGATATTTGGCGAGCTCGTCAACGATCTGCTCGATGCTGTAACCGTTGCTGGCCAGGTGCCAGACCGTTTCCTGAAATTTCTCGCTGCGCTCGCCTTCCGGCGCGCCGTTCTCGATGATCTCGCGATAATAATCGCGCTGCGGGCCGGCAGTATTAAAATCGAAATTTGTGCCGCCGTTGTTGCCGTCGAATCGCGTCAGTAGGCTATCGAGATAAGCATCGATTGATTGCAGATCCTCACAGGCGCCTTCCTGCAAGCCGGAAATGGTGATGTAACGCGCGGTGTCGCGATAGAGCTCGAGCGCGGCGCCATTGTTGCGGTCAAGCATGAATTTGCGATGCAGCTCGCCGCCCTGGGATCGGCCGATAAAGCGCAGGCCGCAGCCCGAGACGGTTATTTCCCGGTAAAGCCCGAGGCCATCGGCTTCGTCACAGAGTCGCTCGGCCCAGTCGGCCAGCGCGCCGGTTTGCGCGTCACGTGCGTGATCCAGATCGGCGGCGGCAATGGTGGCGTTCTGCAGCATATAACCTATGCCGTCGGCATTGCCGGCCAGCACCGCGGCCACGGCGTCGCTATAGGCGGCCCAGGTTGTCGGATCATTCGAGCGTGCGTTGCGCGTCGGATCGCGCGCCTGGCGCGGCGGCTTGGTCCATTTTGCTTTGCGTAATACCCAGGGCCACACCACCCAGCGGGGTTCTTCGGTAAGCGGCTCCAGCGCCTTCGGCAAGTTACTGAGATCCGCGGCATGGGTTTGCGGTTTAGCAGGCATATTTTCCACCTAATTTCACGAAGATCGCCAACAGATGCTTGGCCTGCTTTGGCGTCGGTTGTCGCCAGAGCGTGTTGCCGGCCATGTCATTGATGAAAGTGCGTTCCCACTCGCTGCGCAGCCGCGCGATATTGTTCTGACAGAACACCGCAATCGCTTGCCAGCGTGGTTGACCTTCGGTGTCGTAGAATTCCGGTGGCGCCGTTTGCTTGCGCGCCTCTTCCTTCCGACCCTTTTCTTGACCCTTTGCAAAAATGATCTCGGCGTCGGAGTCGCTGTACTTTCTTTCCTCGATTTGCCCGTCGCAATTCTCGATCAGCACCGCTAGATCGTTGAAGGTCAGCGCCGCTGATGGAAGTAATCGCAATAATCCATTAATCGCTGATGTGCGATCAATATCCGAAGCGAGCAATCTGATCGATGCACCAATGCGCTTTGCCAGCATGCATGGACGGAATTTCTCCTTCTCCGCGTTGGGATCGCAACGACATGCGCGATTATTGATCGGGCAAATGCGATCAGTCATTCCCAGCATCGCTCCCGATGGCCGCACATCTTGCAGCGCCAGTCGCTTGGATCGATGGTAATGCGGGGCAACAGCTCGCTGGCTTGCGTTGCTTTGATGATCGCCACCGCGCGGTCGCTGGTGCTCTGGGCCAGCTGCGCATCGAACGGCGCCAGAAAATGCAGCCGCGAGCAATCATCGGCGTTGGTGACGCTGAACAGCGCCGGGTTGGTGATATCCAGATAAGCCTGATAGATCGCGATTTGCGCCGCATAAGCGCGATAGAGCCCGGTCAGACCATCACGCTCGATCGCTTTCCAGCCCTTGTCCTTGACGCACTTATGTTCCCACAAACACGGATAACGCAGCGCTGGCAGCTGTGGCCCGGCAATGAGAATTCCATCGGCATGGCCGCGGAATAAGCCATCGGCGGTTTCGAATCTAAGTCGCTCCGGCGGCGCAAACTTAAAGCCGGCGGCGGTCAAATGCTGGCGCGTTAGATCTTCAAAAAAATGACCTCTTGCGAAAATATCCTTGGTGCGCGCCGGAAACACCGGATCCACCATCCAATCATATTGCACCTTGCGCAGACATTCGGATCCGATACTGCTGGCGCCGAGATACATTCGATAATTCTCGCTCGCCGGTTCGGCCTGCTCGATCAGCTCGTTGATCAGGGTATTGATCGGCCGATCCGATAAATTCGAGCGATTGAAATTCAGCACGGTGCTCACGTATCTGCTTCCTCTACAAATCCGCGCCATATTCTCAGGTGGGACACAGGCCTACGCCCGACATGATGATTTCACACATCGCTTTGAACTCTTCCAACGTAGTACTCGGACTTCACTGATTACAATTCGCGCGCCGAGCCAGCGCCCCAGCTCTTCAATCTGGCGCTCAATCTCATCGTCAACTTCATCTAGAATGTGTGCTTTCTTATCGTCGTACGTGAAGGCCGTCAGGCCAAAACGATTTTTTACCACTGCCACGAAATCCTCGGCCTGTTTCTGCTCGCAAAACTGGAAGATCGTGTTCATTCGTTGTTACCTGCGATGCTTCTTACTTCACGCACGCTGATGCATCGCATGCCATGTTGCCGAAGCAGCCCCTTCAGCACCCAGCGCAGCGATCTGATTGCATCCACGGGCGGCAACGGCTCGAGCGTCATTACGAACCTCACGGGACGAAAGGGATCGGGTTATTAAGCTCCGCGACTGCAAGCTCTGACCGCTTTAGGATCTTGCCCGGCCCCTGATCCCGCGCGATTTCCGCCGCTTCAATCAGCCGCCAGGCCATCAACAAAAAATTGGTCATGGTGTCTTTCGACCAGGCCTTGAGCGGCAACGCCCAATCGATCCCGGCCTGGTCGGCAAGCATCGGCAAAATCGATGTGACAACCGCGACGTCACCAGGCGACGGCATTAGCCCGGTCAGGCGCACTGCTTGCTCCTGATCCAGCCCTTCCTCGATCGCCTGCTGGCAACGAGTCTGGATCCAACCAAAGATTGCCGCGGTGACCAGCCAGCCCCATTGCAGATCGTTGAGCCTGCCGACTGGCGTCATTGGCGGCAGGCCCGAGCTGTTGAGTGCGTTTTTGCGCACGGCGGCGATGGCGGCTTCGGTCGCCTTCGCCTGCCATGCGTCTTCCTTTTTCGAGATCTCGTTCACGATCACCGCCCCTGTCCCCATACCGGTCGCGCAACCGCATTCGCGGGCGGCGTTGTTGGCGCCGCCGCTGCTGCCGCATTCGCTGCCTTGTCGCTGGCGCTGATCTGTTCCGGCTTGTGCTTCTGCCAGTCCATCAGGTTCGGCGTGATGACTTCGAGAATGATATTTTTGGCTGGGTATTGGCCCTGCGGCGGTTGCACGCCAAGGCGGGCGACAAAACGCAGCTGGTCAAAGTCAGCCCAGCCCGACGGCTTGCGCTTATTTTGCGCGGCCTCGCTTTTGTCGTCAGGATTGATCCCGTGCGCGCTTTCCAAGATCGCGCGCAAGGTTCCGCCGGAAATCTTGCCGGCCTCGTCATGGGTGTGGGAGCTGCCGCGGATGGTATACAATTGCCACAGCTTGCGCCCGTTATGCGGCCCGCCCACGACCGTAAATTCGCAGTCGAGACCTTCGGAATCTCCTTTTTCGGTGTGGGCAGGCCTGAGCCAACCATTGTCGGCGCCACCGCCGCGACGAATGGTCATTTGCAGGACGCAGATCGTGTGCGCCGGAATGACGTCGAAGCTGCGTTGTCCGCCGAAGTTGTTAAAGTCGAAGTTAGTCGTGGTATTATCAGTCATGGGTTCTCTCCTTTCGGTTTCGGTTCATGCTGATTGGTGAGTTTGGTTAGTAGCTTTCCGAGATCCGGCTCTTCGATCTGATCAAGCCGCCCCGAGCGATCCTTCGCCGGATAGCCCCACGGATTGGGATTGGTGCAAACAAAGGCACGCAGCGGCGGCTTGCCATCGCCGAAATCGAGAAACTGGTAAGTAATGATCTCGTCGATGATGCCAGGCAGCTCGCGCGAGGTTTTGCTACCCTCGGCCTGTAATTGCCACTCGACGTGCTTGACCTCGTCGACCACGCGCTCGAGGATCCCGACAAAGATCACGTTCTTCTCTCTGGCGTGCTGTAACTGGTTTAGCCACAGCACCATCTCGCGACCGTGCAGACCGTAGGCGCCGCGGATATCCTTGCGGCCGGTGCGCCCGCTGTAGGCCTCTGGCTGCTGCTCGGCATAACGAAACGACAGCCGCGAGATCGCCGTCAGGCTATCGACGAAAATGTTCTGATACTGATCAAGATTTTCGAGGTAGCCGCCGATTGCTTCGAAATGCGCCGGCGAATAGGCCGCAGTCGGCGGAAAACTCTTATTCGGTCCGCCGATCCGGCACGCCAGATCACGCGCATCCGGAAAATTATCGATCCGAATAGTAGCCACCGGCAGATCGAGAATTGATAGATCACCGGCTTCGCAATCGACAAACAAAGTTTCCTTGGGAACGAGCTTGCGCGCTTGCGAGGTTTTGCCGATGCCGGGCCTCCCTAGCAGCAAAATCTTGGCGCCGCGAATTTCGCGTAATCGTTCATCGGCGCTGATGATCTGCATGACGCCCCTACCTTTTGATCTGAGTGAGCAACAACCGTGCCGCCGTGGTCTGCTGATCGGCTAGGGCTCTGACGCCGCCGGTGGCAAAAGCAGCGACGGCTTTCAGCAAATCCGCCAGGCGCTGTGTCGCGGCGGCGTCGGATGCGCAGTGCGCGCCGCCGGTGAGTTTGGCGATCTCGGCATAAATCTCGGCGATATGCGGATCGTCGCCTTCCTGAAACATGAAGACCGGCACGCCGGCGAGCTCGCGCGCTGCAGCGTACAGATCGGCCGGCGCTTCCTCGCAGGCGTCCGAGACAATGATCAGAGCATTAACTTGGTCATGCGCGCTCTCGCGGGCGGCATGCGCTAGCACCTTGCCGATTTGCGTATGCCCACTCGCGCAGGCCACACCCGTCATCACGCCGCCGAGCGACTGGGCGCCGGACTTCCATCCTGACGCGACGCACTCGCCATAGCCGCGGTAATAGACGAGCTCGACCTCGAGCGTGCCAACCGTGGCGATGGTTTCGAACATCTCGGCCTGCAGATGCGAGGCCGTCTCCCATGTCTCCTGTCGGCTTGCGGTCGCATCAATGGCAAGGATTACTCGGCCGCGGTGTGGATTGACGCGCGAGAAGAACGCCTCGAGATGCGCGCGGCCGGTAGTGGCGGGTGTAGTTGTCATCTCTCTCTCCAAAAAGATGGCCGACCGGCATTCGTGCCGATCGGCCGCCTTTATTCAGTTGGGATTGATGTAAGCGGGGGAGCTACGCTCCTTCCCAAGATCAAGGACCAGGTCCTCGAGGTCGTCGAGCTGCTCGTGCAACGCGCTTTGATGATTGACTATGTTCTGCAGCTCGCGGTCGAGGATACTGAGCTCGCTCCGCAACGCTTCGACTTTCTCGGTAAGCACCTCAGATTTGACGCGACTTGACTTTTTAGACGAGAACTTAAATAAACCCATGGCTAAACTCCTTTTCTGTTGCCATTTCGAGATCCCGGCGCCTATCCCTCCATAGGCGGCGCCGGGTCTCGGGGTTTCGTGCCCTTGGCGGACCGCCGGGGCGGGCACAAGTCCGGCGGGAACTTTCAGCCTTTAAAGCAGCAGCACGTCGCGCCGGCGCATGCCGAAGCGGCGCTCACTCAGCTGCAGCCATTTGTCCCGATGCCGGCGGCGCAGGGTGTCGATTGACAGGCTCGAGAGCCGCGCCGCCTCGGCGATAGATACGATGCGGTCGGGATCGTCGCTTGGACCCGAGTCGTACCCAGGCTTTTTTTGACAGGCCGTTCGGCCGGCGCCGTTTCGCACCCGGCCACTTGTGCCGCCACCGTTTCGCACCCGGCCGCTTGAGCCGTTGCCCGAATGGCCTCGACGTGGGCGACAACATCTTTTAAGGCAATGGTGACGCCGTCGAGTTGCGCGGTAAACAACGGGGCGAGCAGCGCTAGGCTGGTTGGCGACATATGAAACGCTCACGTTGCATGCCGATGCATGCGTGAGCGCAGCCTAAAACATCCATGTCCAGCTAAAAGATCGGTAAACTCGGCAAACTCGGCAAACGTCACGTTTGCCGAGATTTATTTTGCGCGGGGTTCCTTCAGGAATTTCTTGTAGGCGCGATAGATGACCCTGCGGCTTGCGTCTCCATAACGGGGCTTCACGATCTTCTCGACCTCGGCAGGCTGCATATCATCTCGAACGCGGCGTTTGCTGTCCAATTCGCGCAACACCTCAAGGACACGCTTTTCCTTGATTGACTGGCGACGCTTGCGAACCGTCGTCGCCATTGCTGCAACCGCCGCTGTATCGCTTTGCTCGCTAGCCGCAACCGTGCCCGTCGCCTTCAGAGCAGCGCTTGGCAATTTCGGCGATGGGCGCACGCTTGTCGACGCCGGTGCTGCTCGACGCGCGCTGTAAATTTCGTCCAAGACCTTCTTCGCAGCCTTGTCCCACTCAGCTCTTTCAATATCCTCCCGCCGCAGTTGTTCAATCAAATTCGGATGCGCAGCAACAGCGGCGGTGAAACCGCCATGTTGAAACTGTTTGACCAAATCAGGATTATCAGCAAAAACGTCAGCGAGCCGTTCGTATATCGATGTGGTACGCTTCTTCTTAGCCTTCGCCACGGCACCGATCCTTGGCTCGGGTTAGGTCGGCCGAAACGCTGAAACCGTTCCGGCCGGCCGTACTTTGATCAGGCGCGCGCCGGCTCGCGTAGCGGCACCACCTTGCGCTTGCGCCCCGCAACCACCGCTAACAGGTGCTCGGACCACAGCTGCAAAGCCTGAGCAATGTCCCTGGTATAGGCGGCCCTGTTGTAAACGCCGGCGACGCCGCTCTTGTGGCCGGAGACGTGGTTGAGCACCGCCTCGATGATGTGCGGCTGCACTCCGATCTCGGCCATGTGGGTCGCCGCCGAGCGTCGAAGATCATGCAGCGTCCAGCCCGGCAGCGGCTTGCCCGCAGCCGCGATGCGGGCGTTAAGGCCCTTGACCGCGTGGCTCCAGATCGTGAAGCCGGGGCCGCCGCGGCCGAAGACATTGTCGCTGTTGTTGCGGCGGGGCGTCGCGCGCAACAGATCGAGCGCCGTTGCCGGCAAGGTCAGCGTCAGCGCATTGCCATTTTTGGTGCGGGTGCTGGGGATGGTGATAGTGCCGCGCTCGAAATCGATTTCGGACCACTTTAACTCGCCGATTTCAGCGCGCCGGCAGCCGGTCAGCATCAGCAATTTGACGATGCGGCCGAAGTCATCGTCGGCGCAGGCTTTCCAGATGACGGCGAGCTCAGCTTCGGCAAGCACCCGGGTGCGTGTTCGGTGGTGGTTTTCCGGATTGTTGGTGCCGATAACCGGATTGGCCTCGACCAACCCTTCGCCCATTGCCCAAGTGAACAACGCACTCAAATTAGCGCGGGCGCGCGCCGCCGACACCGGGCCGTGCTTGCTGATGATGGTCTGCAGAACCGCGGCCACGTTGGCGAGCTTGATTGCAGCTATCGGCCAATCCCGCAGCGCGGCCCAATGGCGGACGAGGTAGCGGTGAGCGTCGACGTAGCTGGTCGGGCGCAACTGGATCTTCTTGACCGCGAGATAGCGCTCGGCAACGAGACCGAAAGTCATTCGCGCGGCAGCGGCCTTGATTTTGGCCATGCGCCGGTCGGCCGCCGGGTCCTGGCCCAGCTGCGCTTGCGCAAAGCGCCGCCGGGCAACCTTGCGCGCCTCCTCAAGTGTCATTTTGCGAACGTCGCCGAGACCTGCACGACGCTGTTGGCCGCCGACGCGAAATTGAACCAAAAAAGTTCTATTGCCGCCGCGCAAACGAACGCCGAACCCGGGCAGGTCATCATCCCAGATCACAACGTCGTCTTTGCCGGCGGGCGCGATCAGCGTTTTGACATTCCCGGCGGTCAATTTCATGGCTTATCCCCCCTCTTTGGGTAGCGCCCGGGTAGCAACTTGGTGCTACCCGGTGCTATCTCGTGCCTCTATTCGTCAGGAGACATAACCTAGATATGGTCGGATTTGCTGGCTTATGCAAGCTCCTGCCCACCCGTGCGGGTATCAGGTGTCA